ATCACAATCACTAAGCAAAAATCACAACAATTACGGATGGTCTGGCTCTATAAATGCTGAATTTTTCAGTTTGGGCAAGAACGGAAACGCAGGAAACTACCTAAGAAATAACTGTAATTTAGATGAAGTTGCGCTATGGAGTTCGGACCAAAGTGCCAACGTGTCGTTAATATATAGCGGTGGGACGCCGTCAGATCTTTCTCAGCTTGCGTCACCTCCAGTTAGTTGGTGGCGAATGGGTGACGGTGACACTTACCCGTTTTTGGACGATAGCATTGGTAGTTCCCTATTTGTAATGCAAAACATGACTGTTGCAGATATCGTTAATGATGTTCCATAACTAAATAAATAAAACCGTTGACAAGCCCGCAATATTAATTTATTGTGGGCTTTCTTATTTAAGGAGGGTTATTAAAATGAAACATAAACTACTAAGATTTATTAATCGCTATCAGTGCCGCATCGAGATTGAAGCGCATCGGGAGTCCAAAATTACAGGTAGAAATACACATAAAATATTATCAATGGCTCTTGCTGTTAGTAATTTAAAATACATTGCGGCTTGTGCCGTTAGCATTGTTGGATGGGGTTTGTTTTTGTGGGGGATTTTGTAATGCAAAAACTACACGAACAAGACGCGCAGGAAATTGCTAACAATCAGATTTTAAAGCTGGCTAATGAAAACAAATTACTAGAATCAAAATTGGTTTTAGCTGAAACGCTGAGAGAAGATGCTAACATTAACAAAAAGCAGGCATTAGATAAGCTCGAGGCTTCATTAATTAATGTTAGCTACGAACGACTAAAAGCGGACACGCACGAAAAGCGAGCTGACTTTAATGGTAAAGTAGCTGGATGGCTACTAGCCATGAGCGTTACTTTGTGCTCATCAATTTTAATTTATTTAGGGGTTAATTTATGAAATTAAGAGAAAAATTAACAGAGGTAATAGACAACAGTGAGTTTGTGCACGACGCACCAATCGAAACCCTTGAGGCGGTAAAGGTTTTTATTGAACATTACAGCGAATGGGTTAGAGTTGATGATAAGTTGCCAGAAATCAAGGATGACAGTGTTTTGGTTCACTTTTCAAACGGGAGCATTGAAACTGTTCATCTTGATTGGTTTGACAGCGTGACCTGTGGCATTGGAGAAAACGGCGAGCAGCTATATTGTAAAGCGTTCGAGAATCACGACCCCGCATTTACCCATTGGATGCAACTGCCAGAACCGCCAAAATAATCAACCCCAAACATGATATAATAGCCCAATAACTTTTTATTGGGCTTTTTTTGTGGCTATTATCGTGGAAGATGGGACGATTGTTCCTAATGCAAATTCTTACAATTCTGACGCTGATTATACAACCTACGCTTTGGCGCGAGGAATAACTATTGGTGCTGATGCTGCGGCACGTGAAATTGAACTGATTCGCGCCACTGATTACGTGGATAACGAATTGACACGGATGCAGTCAAAAACAGAACCAGCTAATCAATCGTTACGCTACCCGCAAATTGGTAGTTATGCTAACGGCGTTTTAATCGGTAAAAATACAATACCAAACGAATTAAAACGCGCACAACTTGAGGCGGCTATATCTGCTTTCAAAGGTGATTTTGATATTGTGCCAACGGCTAAAAATATCAAATCTGAGCAGCTAGCAAACCTCAAGACTGAGTATTTCGAAGGCGTCAATATCGAACCAAAGTCACAAAGCGCTGATGTTTATCTAGATATGCTATCACCTACTGCTGGCGGCTCAATGTTTAGCGTGGTACGTGCTTAATGGCTACTAACGCGCAGTGGCTGGCAACTGCAAATCGCATGATTAACGCATCGCCCCAGACGTTTAACACGATTGTGTTAACTGAGATTGGCGGTATAGACCCAATCACAAACGTTGGAACTGTTATCGCCACGGACACAATTGAACGAGCGTTAATTTCTGATTTCACAAATATCGAAAGGCAAAGTGACGGCGTAGGATTAACTGACCGTAAAGTTTTATTTGCTAATAATCCTCGTGATACAACCATGTCAAATTCTTTATCATGCACAATTAACGGCATCGAGGTTAATATAGTTAATGTTAAAGAAGATCCAGCCAACGCAACAATCGAATTGCATGTGAGCAACAAATGAGCTTTGAGGATGATTTTGATATTGAGGCTGAGATTTTTAGTGATATACAAAAAGTTCAGCGCGTTGCCGCTTTGACCGTTTTAAATGAAGTAATAAAGAACACCCCTGTTGATAGCGGCGAGGCTCGCGGTGGGTGGCAAGTTGCAACAGGCGAGCCCACAAGAAAAGAACGTTCTAAATTACGTAGGGCTAGCGACGCTTTAGCGGAAGGCACGAGCATAATTAAAAAAGGTACAGCATCGGCTGAGTTACAAGATTTGTTTATCACTAATCTAAAGCCTTACATTGTGCGACTAGAAAATGGGTGGTCTGACCAGAATAGTCACTTTGTCGCGGCAGCAGTTCAAAAAGCAGGGTTAGGAGACGTAAAACTTGGCTGATTCTATTTTATTAACACGCAATGATTTGATTACAACGCTGCGCGACAACTTGCCTTCAGGTTATGGACTTGATGATGTAAACTGGCCTAACGTAAAGTTCGCAACAGAAAGAAATAAAAAATGGTTGCGCGTAGTAATAACCAACAACGACACCGATAATAACGCAGCAGGCGGCGGACACAAAATGACCGCTGGAATATTCACCGTTGAGGTTAATTACCCAAAAGAAAGCGGCGAAACTGACGCGCTGCAAGATGCTGAATATATCAAATCAATATTCGAAAACAAAAGATTTTCAAATACCAGCACTCAAGCGTCAAGCGTATTTTTTACGGGCGTTAACGATAGCTGGTATACTATACAAATACAAACAAATTACTATTACGAAGGTAGCTAGCTAATGGCATTACTACAAAGACCAGACATAACCTTACACATCACGCCACAGGCGGTATATGACACAATTAACACCAACCCTGTTTTTACAGAGGTTCGAAAAACTGGCGGCGGCCTAGTTAGCAATCCGACGTACACACAAAGCGGCGAGCTAAAAACAAACGGACAAGCAGCAAAGCAGATCCAAACCATTCGAGAGTCCTCAATGTCAATTGAGTTTGACATGAATCAGCAGACGGCTGGACTGTTTGAAAATTTAATCTATGGCGTTCAACAGGATAACAGTCAATCCGCAGACACTGGCATTGAGGCAACCGCCACAGGTTTTGTTATGCCAGCAGGTCACGTGACCGCGCTCAAAGTTGGGGACTGGTTCCATCTGTCAGGATTCGCAAATAGCGGTCTTGATGCTGTGTACAAGGTCAAATCAATTGATAGCACAACAGAGATTTCAACATACGTTGCACCAGTAGCAACAGAGGCGGCGGGAGCAAGCGTAACCCTAACCAGTTTCAAGTGTGCTAGCGGCACAACTCAAACAGTGATCACCGCACAACAACGCACCTACGACGGCTCAAAAGTTGGCAACATTGATTACATGACAGCCAAAAATGTAATCGCTGACAGCGGTACAATCTCAATTGGTAAAAGTGGCATCGTTACGGGTTCATTTGAATACAATTTAGGCAACCCAGAAACCAGTCGCGCCGCAATTACTGGGCAGACAGACGCAGCAGCGGACGATAGCGACGTAGTTTCGGCAGACAATAACACAAAAATGCTATTTGTTGACGGCGTTAATGCTGGCTGCTTGCTTAGCTCTATGGACGTTGAATTCGCTAACAATCACGAGGGCGACGGCGGCGGCGCTGGTGGCTGCCCTCAAGAGTTCGGGCGCGGACAAATCGGTGTAACTGGCGCGTTAGTTGCAAAGTCATTCCGTGATGACTCTATGGTGTGGCATGACCGTCAGCAAAACGGTACGCGCATTGCATTAGCTTCACACGTTTACTGGCCTGACGGTCGATGGATGGTTCTAGAGGTCACGCGAGCAGTAGTTAATGAACACGCATTCGAGGGTGAAAAGTGGGTTGAAAACTCAATGAACTACACGGCAGAAGAGGACAGCGTAACGGGTGCAACGGTTCAAATTTTCCGTAGTTGGACGTAATAATAATTTAATGTAAGGGCGGCGCTTAATTGCGCCGTTTTCGTTTATGAATATAGATATTAAAGCAAACTATCAAGAAGACAAAATTAAGCAAGAAAAAGGATCGCCGTGCTATCTGGGTGAAGAATCTTTTATTCTTGTCCGTCGGTTTGGCACAGTCCAAACAACAAAAGAGCTTGAACAACTAAAGCGTAGATTATTTGGGTTTACAGACAGGCATGATGAAAATTTATTGCTTGGTCATTGGCTTGCAGAGCATGGCGTAACAGGATGGGAAGGGATCGGCAACAATGGTGAAGAGGTTGAATATTCAACACGTAACGCGCTGGATATATTTACTAACCCTCAATACATGCTATCTCTAAATCAAGATTTATTGCGTCACGCGACCAATTACGCCCACTACCTACATGATGAGATGAGCGAGGACGTCGACGCTATAAAAAAGAGCTAAAGTATCGCTCTGAGGTTGGCTACGGTCAAGACGAAATTGAGGCTATCGAATTCGCAAAATCGGCAGGGCGAGGCGAAGAAATAGAAAAACTAAAAGCAGCTATGAACGAAAAGCGATACCGATTATTAAGCGCGTTCAATCAGCTAAGCCAAGAGCGCAGACTTGAGAATGGTGCGCCAATGCCAGTTTTAAATAAAAGCATTCGTGAATACATTGAATATTATGGCGCAAATGGTTATCCAGGCGACCTATTTATTGAAGCGATTCAAAAAATAGATAACGCATACATTGACGCTAGATGCGAAGAAATTAGACGGAAGACAAAGAAATGACAACTAAATTAATTGATGTTGAGTTACGGGCTACCGGGGCAAAAAGCGCCGCAAAATCACTAGCTAAAGAAGTTAAGAGCGTAGGGAAGAGCGCCGACTCAACATCAAGAAGCGTATCTATTCTTGAAAAGGGCGTCATAGCTCTAAAGAGAGAAAACAGCCAGTTAAGCAAAAGCCTATCAACTTCTACAAGCGCACTATCTAAAGCGCAAAAAGAATCTGAAAAGCTAGCGGTATCACAGGAAAAGGCTAGAGCGAAGGCCGAAAAGTTAGCAAAATCCGAAGAGAATGCAGCCCATGCGCTGGCTATCGCCATGCAAAAAATGCAAGACCTAGCAGGGCAGACAGCGAAAACAGAAAAACAACAAGCAGCTCTAAATAAGAGGAACGAAACGGCGTCGGCAAGAGTTGCAACACTTAGCGCTAGGCATGACGATTTAATAGCGAAGTCTCAAGCCGCAAGAGACAGAGTTAAGCAGCTTGGGGAGCAAGAGGGCGAATTATCAAAAAAAATAAAAAACACAACTAGCGAGATAGACAAAAATAAAGCGGCGTTAAAAAGCTCAAACAAAGAGCTAAACAACGCATCGTCTGGACTTGATAAGCTAAAAGCGAGAAACCAAGCGGCATCGTCAGCTATAGCAAAAACAACAAAAGTGGTAAGAACGCTATCAAAAAGCGCGGTAGCTGTAGCGGCAGCAATAGCGGCGGCGACAGCGGCAGCTACGGCGGCGACGGTAGCGATGGTCAAGTCAAGCGCAGACGCCAACCGAGAACTTGAAACGATGGCTAAGCTTGTTGGGATAACAACAACCGAATTTAACGCGTTAGCTTTTGCAACTAGTCAATACGGCGTTAGCGCTGAACAGATTAGCGATATATCAAAAGATGTTGGCGAGAAAGTTGCTGAATTTGCGGCGGCTGGCACGGGAGCTTTTCAAGATTACGCTGATGTTATGAAGCTTAGCGCAACGGAGGCGCAAGCGGCCGCGCTAGAATTTGAAAAACTTAGTGGCGATCAAGTGTTAAAAGAGGTTGTTAAAAACCTTGAAGCGGCTGGCGTGTCTGGTGGTCGAGTTAGCTTTGTTCTTGAGTCGCTTGGTAGTGATGCAACAAAACTAATCCCATTACTAACAAAAAACAGCGCAGAGCTGGAGCGATTAACTGGCGGCTTTAACTCGCTAAACAATCAATTGTCAATTAGCGCGTCAGAAAGTGGCGACCTAAAAAAAGTATCTGAAACATTTGATTTGTTATCTGGAACGGCTACGCAAGCAAAAATAGCCATTAGCTCTCAACTAGCCCCTGCTGTAAGTGAAGCGTTTTCAGATATTGCAAAGTTGATACCTCCAGCAACAAAGGAACTAATTAATTTTATTAACGCATTTCGTGACCCGTCAACTCAGCAGTCAGTAGAGTCCCTAGAGGCGCAAATCAAAACGTTAAAGCAAAACCTAATCGACCTATCAAATTCGTCATTCTTGGGGTTTGACCTTAGTCAGACGCAAGGGACGGAGGACGCAATACAGCGCGTAATAGACAAAATAGGCAGACTTCAAGGAAGGATAACGGAACTGCAATCAGTATCAAAAGCCGCAATATTTGAGGGATCTGGATTTGCAAACGCCGACGTAGCCGGAGAGGTTGAGGCGGCAAGGGCGGGTGCGGCAGGCTCAGGATTACCAGCGGGGCAAACGAACGTAAAAGAAGACGCCACAAAAAAAGCAGCAGAAAAAGCGGCGGCTGATGCGGCTGCTAGGGCGGCTGAATCCCTTGAGGCGCTAAAAGCAAATCTAGCACTAGAAACTGAGGCTCTACAGCGTGAAAATGCAATAAGAGCAGGGATACGCGAGGGCGCTATAAACGCAGAAATTGGCGAGGAAGTTTTAAGGTTTTCAAACAAGTCGATTGCTGATACAGCAAGGTTTGAGGCAGAAATTGCAAAACTCACAGAAGACGAAGCAGTCAAAAAAGAATTGCGGCTAGCATTTCAAGAGCAGCAGCTAGAGGAGGCTAGGATTTTTGAGGGGAATTTGACTGAAATCAACAGAGAGGAGTCGGACAAGCGGCAGCAAAAAAACAGAGAGGAGCAAGCCGAAAGAGACAAGGCGGCCGCAAGCATCAGGGGTACAGCTATAAATCTTGGTGCTTCGCTCCTTAAAGCTGAAATATCTGGAAACGCAAAAACAGAAAAAGAGAAAAAGCGTGCAAGAAAAAAAGCTGTAATAATCGATACAGCGGCTGGGATTGCAAAAACGTTTGGCGACTTGGGTTACCCAGCGGGCATACCTGCGGCGCTCGCGCTGGCTGCTACGGGCATAGCAAACATAGCAACAATAAATAGCGCATCAGGATCGCCAAGCACTGGCGCATCTGGCGCTGACGCAAGCTCACTAACTAGAGTGGCGACAACCGCGCCTACACCACAAGCTCAGCAGGTGGAATCTAAGCGAGTAATCGATCTTAGGGGGCTTGAGGACGGGCAGTCCGTCAATCTTAACAGGGAGCAATTAATAGCGCTCCTAGAGACTGACGATGACGTAATTATAGCCTCTAACAATGGGCAGTCTGAGGCGTCAAGACTCGGTGTGATATAATAGCCAAATTGAAATAATATTGGGTTAAAACATGGCTAGCGCTGTATTAATATCGACGGGAACAGAACAACAAACGGCGGCTAGTCAGATAGACTTTGCCGCCTTAGCATTTGACACGCTTTTACCGTCCAGCTCTTTTGTTGGCGATAATTCAGATCCCGCATTCCCATTTGCAAACACGATTGATTATCGTGATAACACAGTTTACAGCCCAAATCAGGATAGCGGAACAACTGTAATTAGTTTTACGCAGCCGACGCAATCGACTGTTGATTATTTTGCATTCGCCATTCACAACTCGCAATCATCAGCAATGACTGGAAAGTTTGAGGTGTTCGACGGCGTAAATTATATAACTGTTGCTGAGTGGTCATCCATAAAAGACAATCGCCCGTTCATGCTGACTTTTGAAGGTATAGCATCATCAGCGCAGCGACTAACAATCACGCATACGTCAAAAACATACATTGGCGCTATTCAGTTTGGGAAATTTTTAAAATTAAAATGCCCAGCCATTGGATTTCAATCTGGCCGTTATGCCCCACTTGATACCGTAGAGCAATTTAGAACGCATGGTAGTAATTTTGTTATTGGGCGCAGACAGTCAAGAGGGTTCCAAACGAAAGGCGAGTTTAAACTACTTGAATTTGTAGACACAAAAGTCTGGTATGAACGATTCCAGAATCACGTGCTTGATAGCAAGGCCATGTTTTTCAAATGGTCTAAAAACAATGATGAAGTTGCTTATGGGCAGCAAAACTACAAATCGATGACTAAACTAAGATATGTAACGCCTTACCACACTGAGTTATCACTAGAAATTAATGGTTATTCATAAATGTCATATAACGATTTAAAAAAAGTAAACGGCGCTCCTACGAGTGAATTTGTCGACTTGACATTAGATTGGTGTCGCTATGTTAGCGCCGAATACCTAGCCGCTGGCGTTTTATCCGTGCCGCTCATAGCCCAAGGGCACACTGGCGCAGTGGCGATAACTGGCGGTAACGCTACGCTATGGACTCAATCAAATAACTATCTACGTGTTAACGATGAATTAATAAAAATAACTATCGATAGCGACACGCAGCTAACAATTACAGCACGTGGTCAATTTGGCACAACAGATACGTCACACGCAGCAGGCGTGGCAAAACTTACCCACCAAGGCGAGGCAGACGGTTCATGCTGGGGCTTCCCTCATCATTGCAGTAATAGTGATGCGTACCTAGCAACATCAACAAAAATATTTACATTTGCCAATACTCGCATGGATTTGTCAAAAATCACATACAGCGGGTTTCGTAGCGTTTCGCGATCATCTGGCAAGGTAGCTCCAGCGGAATCAATGGGCAGCAGAGCAACAATAACAGCGGTAATTGAGGACGGAAAGGACAACGACGTATACGTCCCATACCCAAGCAAGCGCACAAGCAACGGCACACTGTTTGGTAAAATGCTAGCTAGACACCCGAACATGAAAGGGCGTAAGGTTGAGCGTTACAGCGGATTCGATCCACTAAACTTTAACGTTGATAATTTTGTGTCTCAAGAATACGTCATTGACGATGTGCAGCTCAAAAAAGGATTATTTACAATAAAAGGGGTTGACCCGCTGCAGTTAGCGGAAGAAACAAAATCAAAAGCCCCGATCACCAACAACGGAACAACCGCAACCGCAATAACTGGCTCGTCAACGTCATTTACATATACAAATGACGTTGGTTTTAAATACGGCGCAATTGCAACTAATGTTTTTGTACGCATTGAGTCAGAAATAATTCAGTGTACAGTAGCTAGCGAATTCGTGTTAACAATCGTTAGTCGCGGCGTCGATGGTAGCGAAGAAAAAGACCACGGAATAAACGCAACAGTCCAAGAGTGTTTAGTTTATGATGGCGTTAACGTCGTTGAAATAATTGTGGATCTACTAACTAGATTCACATCAATTGAATCACGTTTTTTTGATGATTACTCACCCGTTATTACTGCCACGGCAGCAATTACACTCACGACAAAAATAAGCAAACCAGAGTCAGTGTCAAAGCTAATCAATGAGTTGATTGTGGTCGGCGATTTAACTATGTTTTTTGATGAAAACGAAAAGATAATCAAAATAAAACAGGTTGCAGAGCAGCTCGTGCAGCCTATCAGCATAAATGAAGATGACCATATTGAAATTGATAGTGCGTCAATATTGATAGACTCAAAAACACAATACACTCGCGCCGGTGTTAACTGGTCTCCATTCGATGCAACCAAAGCAAAAAGCACGGATGACTTTTCAATTAAATACCTAACCATTGACTTAAGCGCAGAAAGTGACAGAAATATCGGAGAAATCAACGAAAAGAAAACTTTTCAATGTAGATGGCTAACAAGTCAAGCTGGGGACACTGCAAAGGGGACAGCTATCGCACAAAGAGCGATTGACAGAACAAAACTGACCCCCAAAATAGCCAACTTTACGCTTGACGCTGAAAATGTAGGTGACACGCAAGGCGGGAAGCTTGAGCTAGGAACAATAATCAGTTTGGCAACTGGCGAATCTCAAAACGCAGACGGTAGCACTAAATCAGAACTCTACCAAATACTAAAAATACAGCAGAAAAAAGACAGCATGAAATTTGATGTGACAGCCAGATTATTTCAGGATCCAATAGCTGGCGTAAACATAGATTTTACAATTTCAGACAATAAAACTGATTATGATTTATCAACTGAGTTTGCACCTGTAGCTGGTAATTACACAGTATTGATTGATTTAGGTGTAACCATTGGTGCAACATCAACCGCCATTCCAGCCTTTAATACAGGCTCTCAGGCGTCTGGCGTCACAATGGATTTTATTGTGCGCGGCTCAATTCTTGGCGCAGGCGGTGGCGGTGGCGCAGGCGGTGTCGTTGTGGCGCCAGATCCATCTGATGCCACAGGTGTCTTCTCGGAGCTGGGGGAGGCTGGATTTAATGGGGGCGACGCATTCAGCGCTACCATAAATTGTACAATTAACGTTGGGTCTGGCGAAATGTGGGCTGGCGGTGGAGGTTCTGCTGGCGGAGTATCTTTCGTTGATACGACATCAGCAAACACGCTAAGTGCTGGCGGTAACGGCGGTTCTGGTGGTCAGGGGTTCGTTGGCGGACGCGCTGCAACTAAGGGTGAGGCGTATATTGAGAGCAACCTACTATCTGCTGGCGTTGATGGTAGCGACGGCTCGATATCGTCTGCGGGCAGCGTGGGCAGCGTTTCAGGTGGTTCATTCGGTGAAAGCGGTGATAAATCAGGGGCCTCCAATGGTGGCGACTCTGGTTTCGCAATCGTTAGCAATGGCAATAATGTTACAATAACCGCAGGCGACAATAATTTAAACATCAAAGGCAGAAGATCATAATGGCTAGAACTGGACACTCAGTTACAATACTTACAACGACCGGCGACATCGTACCCAACGCACCAATTGAAATCAGGCTTTATTCAACGGGATTGCTAGCCAATATATTTGAGCAAAATGGAACGCCAATAACTCAATCTGGCGCGACGGCAGACTCAAACGGAATATTTAGATTCTGGGCTGAGCCTAACGAATACTTTGCTAGGCATGGCGGGGTTGACGTGCCTGTCACGGTAGGTCTTGGCTCAAGCGAAATAAACAGGTTAAACCCTAGAACCCTAGCTGATTGGCAGTCAGATACAACTGCGCTAGTAGGCGACGTAGTAACGACTAGAGAGCGAACAGCTGGGAAGCTAGGGGGGATGACTGGCGTTGTAATAGCAGGCACAGCAACTGCAAACGGTGGGAACATAGTGGCGCATGATACGCTAGATTTATCATGGTCTATGCAACTAGACAGGGATGGTGCTAAAAATGCTTCGTCTTGGGGTATCATTCCTGATTTTGATGGCACGACAGGTACAGATAACGCAGCACGCATAGAGCTAGCCATGAGCCACGTTAGCGAACTTCTACTGGACAGGGTTGGCAGATACGGTCACACTGGGATAGTTACCCCTAACGGGGTTTTTCTACGTGGAACAGGAGTATCCTCTACATCATTAGAGATGCTACCAAATCCCACAAAGATTGCGATACTTCACTCTCATGACGGGCAAACATTAAAAATAAGAGATTTGACTATCGACGGCAGCGTTACGCAGGGCCCCGCGCAGGGCGGGCTGTTTATTGAGGGCGTATACTGTAATCTTGGCAACCTAGATATAGACGACGCTATCATTCGCCGAGTTAGCTCCTACGCATTAAGAACGGGAAATATAGAACTAAATTTCGACATCAACAAGAAAGCTGGATTTGTAAGGATCGGCGGGAATGTACTGATCGACCAGTTAGGTGCTGCTGAGGGCTTGTACGACTGTGCGCGTATCGAGAGGACAGAGAGACTAGTGGTAGGTGACGGGGCTAGATTCCACGGCGGACTGAGTTCGCTCAGAATACAATATTATGTAGACAGTATCGTTGTTGGTGACATTATAACCAAAAACAACTGGGGTGACGTAGGAATAACCGTTGCGCTATGCTCTGATTTCTCAATAAACGGGAGTAACAACTCTGGTCATGCTAGGCACGGGATAGAGCTAGACGGAGTTAGGCGCGGTGCGGTTAATGGATGTACAAATCACGGCAACCTTATCGACGGAATTGTAGTTGCTGAGTACACCGCTCCATCTGGCGCTTCTTTTGAGGGGTATCTTGACGGAGAACTTATACAGGCTGGGGATCTAGTTTACCCAGAGGACGTATATATAGGCTG